AACACCAAGGGCTTTGCCCTTGTCATCCCACTCTTCGCCAGAGGGTCAGAGGGCAGGGGAGAAAAGCTTTCCCCTGCCCTATGACCTAAGCTTGATCTGGTCGGAGGAGGGTCAAGGGTCGGCGCAAGCGCCTCAAATCCTCACCCGTTCGTTTTTTCGCGGTGAAGCGTGCGAAAAAGCCGCTGCGGCTTGCGGTTTGCCCCCTGACCGAGAAAGTAATCAGTCGGTACAAAGCGCGATAAGCATGAGAGCAAGAGACCATGCGAGCAATAGCGGCAGGCCCCAATCCGAATAAAGAACATCCATTTGTCAGCTTCCCTGGTACTCGTGGGAGTTCGGAGACGATGCTGCGATCTTGCTGGCCAAGGTCGATAACCAGACCTGCTGTTCTAGCTGATCAGGTGTGACTGGGCCACCAGATAAACGCCTGACCGCAATTTCTCGAGCCTTGTCCTGGAGCATGCAAACAATTGCAGTGTTCTCAGCCTCCGTGAGCAGAACAGCGCCGGGAGCTAGTTTAGTAACGTTACCTTGTGCCGCTTTCTGCCTCTCACGGTATGCGCGCTGTTTCTCGGCTGGCGTCATGGCTTTACCAGTCGAAGGACGACCACGGCGCTTGCGCTGGGAAGGCTCGTCCAGGGGAAGTGGCTGTGTGGCTTTATCTGTCGGGTCGATCATGATGCCGCTTCCTGGGCTTTCCAGATTGCAACGTCTACGTCATCGAACTCTTCAATTTGCAAAAGCCCAGCCGCATAAAGGGCTTGTGCGAAACCGCGCAACCGTTCCGGCTTTAGCTCGCCCCGAATCGCGTCATCTAGGTAGGTATCGAGCACTTCATTTAGCAGGTTCGTTCTGTCCAGGCCTAGGAAGTGGTATAGATCGTTCAAAGCGGGGAGCAGGTTAAGGCGTTTCATTGCAGTCTCCTTGGTTCGTGCCCTAATTATAGTAACGTTACCGTAAATGTGATAATTACATATTCCTATCAGAGCAGAGCGTGCAATAGACAAAGTAACGTTACCATAAATGGCCGGGCTTGCCTGATCCGACCACGACGATATCCGAAGTAGACGAACCCTCAAGCTGCGCACCTCTGGCCACGCGATCTGCGCCAAGGCTATCGACGGTGCGTCGATCGACACGACCACGGATATCAATAGGCCACGATCTGGCGACGTAAGCGACGGATTGTTTCTCAAGCAAGAGGCCGTATCCGGTCCTGGTCACAGTCCAGCCCAGGGCCTGAATCTCACTCACGCGGAAACGTTCCTTGATGTGATACGACGAATCGAGCAGCTCGATCTCGCCCATCAGCTCGCGACCGGGCTTATCACTATCGATGATGGCGGTGGCCCTGATCTGATACTGCTGAGCCATCTTGTCCAGGTAGTCGATTGGTGGAGGAAGCGCGTCTACCTTCTGATCGGTGGCGGATGCAGCAGGTGCACTCGCCTGCATGGATGGCGGCTCGGGATTGGTGAGCCCGGATGACGGCTCGACGCGCTGGACAGTGACAGCCGATGAAGGCTGCGTAGATGCAACGGCCCCGCCCGTTCCGGTGAAAAACCCATAGAGGTGATACACGGCGTAGATCGCGCCAACGAAAACGAATGGCACGCCTAGGGAGAGCAGCTTAGAGTTCTTCAGAACGTTGGTGCGCTCGGTCTGGTAGACGCTGCCCTTGACCGTCTCGCGACGGTGACTGGAGTAGAGCCCGAAATAATTCGAGTCGTAGGAGCGGACGCCAGAGCCGATCTTGACGAACTTGCCCTTCGCCTGTTTTTGCCATTGCTCCCACTTGTACTGATTGGGTCGGCCAACCGCCTGAAGTTTGAGGAAATAGATGATGTCCTCGATCCGGCTGCGGATGATCTTGTGCACGTCATCGCGGTCCTGACCCATGATGACGATCTCTAGCCCGCGGTGCCGGTGTTCGGTCCAGAACTTTTGCTGGTTGAGCGGCAGCTTGTAGTTGCCGCTCGGAAAGTAGTCCTGAATCTCGTCCCATACGATCATCGCGTTATCAGGCGTCTTGTCGGCGAACTCGTTCTTCACGCGCTCGATGTCACCGGCTGCGCCATCCTGCTCAGCAGGCTCGACGTAGATGAGCAGCATGCGGACGTACTCGACAGGCTCGTCGAGGAGCTGGGCGAACTTCTCCCAGTTGATGCCGCGAATATTGGTAACGACCTGACGGCCTGCCTTCAAGGCGGGCAGGATGTGAAAAACGCAGGCTTCGTAGCTCTTGCCAGCTCCCGGCAGCCCCTCGTGGAAGTGGATAGCCATAGGTCACCACCTACCGAGCGTGATGGCCTTGCGGCCAAGACGAAACATGTAGGCGGATGCAATCATGGCGAATGCCTGAGTAAGGCCAGCTTCGGACATAAAGAAACCGATGAACTCCATGACCGGCCCCATCTGGTCAGAGATGGGCGTGTCCATGAAGTCAGGCGGGGTGATCGTCTCGAGTACAGAGACGATGGCGTCTAGCAGGTCCTTGAGGATCGCGACAGGCTTGTCGTCGAGATACTCGGTCCCGTCATCCCAGAGGCCTTTCCAGAAGGCGAGCGTGAAGAATTCCATGGATCACCTCAGAGCAGAGCAATGCGGAATGCGAAGAAGCCAGCAGCGGCCAGAATGACGGCCTTGATGGCATTCCAGGGGATGTCGCCGTTGCAGAGCTGGTCAATGTCGATGTCGAAGACCCAAACGGAGACCGACCAGCGCGGGCAGGTGCCCGTAGCACGGAACGTCAGAAAGCTACTCGTCTGCGACGCGACCGGGGTCTGCTGGACCTTGCCGACGAATTCGGTCAGCACCGATCCGAATGTGTCACCAGTTGGGGTGTACCAGTCCTGACCCTCTCCACCACCACCCGCACCGCAATCATCACCAGTGCAATCGCCTACACCGTCACCGTCACTGTCGGGGTTGCCCTTGCCCGGGCAGGCCTCACCCTTGCAGGTGGATGATTCGCCGGTCTTGTTCCCATTGGCGTCCTCGGTGGTGGTCTTGGTGGTCTCGGCCTTCGTGGTCGTGCAATTGTTCACGCCGACACACTTGGTCACGGTGGCGGTGTCTTTCTTGGTGGTCTTAACCGAGCCGTCCGCAAGAGTCTCTTTCGTGACCTCGGTGCGAATGTCGATCCCGTTTTTCTCTGGCACTTTGGTGGTGCAAAACTCAGAACCGTCTTCGAGCGTGGCGCAGATTTGGCCCTCGACTTCGTCGGTCTTGCTCGAAGTGCAAACCTCCTTCGAACCATCGGCCGCATAGATGCACGGCTGCTCGTCCTTGAGGTTTTGAGGCTCAGGGGTCTCGATGGTGTCTTCAGGAACCAGATCAGAGCCAGTAGGCGCGCCAGTAGGGCATTCTGAGCCCGTATATTCACCTGAGCCACGACAGAAGTAGTCGCCACTCACGCGAGCCACGCAGCGGCGATCAGTGGTTTCGATAGCGCATCCGGAATAGCACGCATTACGCCCCGGTATGAACATGGGCTTGCCATTGATATCAGCAAGTGTTCCGTAACCATCACCGGCAGTTCCTTGCTTTGACCAGTTCATCGACTGGCCTTGCTTGTCCTGACAAAGGTTTTGGGGAGCCTCACATGCGCCAGTCTGAGCATTGTATTCACCAGAAGAACAGCCGGACCCTGATCGAACCAATGTCGTGTAAACAGCTTTATTAGTAGATGGCGGTTGCACCATCTGACAGGACGCTTGCGTAGTTGAAGTTATTGCATAACCAGACTCTTGATAGCCTTGGTTTTTATAGTAAGTGCCAACCGAACCGGCCCATTGAGCGGAGCACGCAAGCGCGACAGATGAATACTGCTGGGCCGAGGTAGATGTGCCCCAAGAGTAATCGGACGCTAACGAATGACCAGAGAAGATCAGGCCGCAGAGAACCCAGCAATAATCGCGCAGGCGCATAGTGCCCCCCAAGTGAAAATCCCGAACTGAATCAGCATTTCGAACCCCTTAAACAAATGAGGCCCCCGAAGGAGCCTCTAGCGGTGCAGCAACGATCAGCGGAACCAGCCGATGACCTTGTTGAAACCCCATTTGGCGACACCCGGCAGAACCTTAATTGCAGCAATCGCGGCGATAGCGGCAACTACGGTGGAAGCGTCGACAGCGGAGGTGACGGCGGTGAAATCCATGGTGTTACTCCTCGATGGTTAGTGGTTCGGCGCGTGAGTTGATGTAACCCACAACTACGCCGAATCCCCAGGCGGTGAGCCAGAGGATCAGGGGCAGAGACAAACCAGCCATAAAAGCGGTCTGGATCGTCTCCGAATCGGGCATTGCAAAAAGAGCCGCCAGCGTGGGAGTTGCGGCGTATTCCTCAGCAGTCATAAGCGCGTAACCGGCACAGGCAGGCGAGTACTCGCCAACCACACGGATCGAATCAGCTACGACCTCAACGCAGAGGCTCATGGCCGAAGCTCACGACGAACGAAGGCCAAGGCGGCAACACCACCAGCGAGGGTGGCGAAGAGCCAGAACGTGGCCGAGAGGCTGGCGGAGAGCATCAGGCGGTCGCCGGCTGCTGTTGACGGGAAACGGCGAAGAGGTTCACGTTCTGAACCTTGGTTAGCCCGGTCAGCGTCAGGGTCGCTTTACCCTGTGCACCTGGACGAGAGCCGAAGTCCAAATCGAAGAGCGCGGGCAACTTGGCGTCGCGCAGGCGGTCAATCAGCGCACAATCGGCGCTAACCTTGGTGGGTTTGAATCCGAAACTACCGGCGGTGTCTTCGCGGTAGTCGTTGACGTACCAGACGGAAAGACCCTTGCGAATTTCGCCGGTTTTTTCGTCGGGCATTTCCCAGCTATCACACGAAAGGATAAGGGCGCGTTCTGCCATGACAATAAACCTCAATTAGTGGTCGGAGCACCTGAACGTCAAGTGCGCTTGACGTAAAGTAGCCTTAACTATTGCGGGAGTCAACATGCACGAAAAGAGCCCACCAACTACCGTCGAGTGGTTGGATTTGGTGAAGGAGCGTTGCGGAGTCGGGAGTGACTACAAGCTGGCCGAGCTACTGGGCGTCACACGCCAAGCAATCAGCCAGCAGAGAGCGGGGAAGCAGTGCATGTCGATCATGTCAGCAGTGCGAGTTGCCGAGGCGCTGAAGCTGCCTTCGCAGGCCGTGATTGCTGGCGTGATGTACTACGGAGACCGGGAGACGAATCGCGGATTTTGGGCGGATCGATGGGCCCGTGCATGGCCAGCAGTTCAAAAACGAATCGTGCAACCGCCTCATGGCCACCAGTCTCAGCCAATCGGAGCAGAACAGCGCGCGCCTGATATGGCTGGCGAAGGATGATCCGCCACTGATCGCGGGTGACCTGCGAGACGCGCAAAGCGGTAGCAATCTCTTCCTGGTTGATTTCCTCATCGGTCTGGTCGGCGATCTGAAAAAGCGCCTTGAGGCCGGGAGTCCAGCGAAGCTGGTTGTAGCCCTTGAATGCAGCAGAAAACTCAGCAAACAGCGCGCCGGAACGGGCATCGCCTTCGGCGTAGGAGCGGAGCAGATCAAAGGGCGTGCGACCCTTGCCAGTCCCGCGCTTGGAATTCGCCTTGGTCACTTCGCTGGCCGCTTCCCATCGGGGTTCGGTGCCCCACTTGGCGACATACTCCGCAGCCGACTCGGCCTGCTGAATGTGCACGCCACGCTCCCTGGACGGAGCCGGGAGACCAGCAGCGACGGACGAAGTTTTCCAGACGGCAAACAGCAGGCGATGGAGCATGGCGCGCTGGCGAACCGTCAGCGGCTCGGGGAACAGCCAGAGTTCGTGGAAGTGCGGGTGCCAGCCGTTGGCGTTACCGTGCGTTACCTCTAAGGCCCGAATCGAACCCACCACGTCGAACAACTCGCGGAGGTGCTTGTAATCGCGATGCTCGCGCATTTTCTTCGTCGCTACGCGGAGCTTGCCCATCAGCTCGGAAAGCACATCCATGCGCGCATGGCGCACAGTGAGCGTGACCATTTCGACCCCGCCACCGGCTGAAATGTGCGTGTCGATTGCCTGACGCACTTCCAGTTTGCGACGTTCCGAGATTTTGGCGGAGCAGATCGGGCAGGACCAGACAGAAGAGCAGGTCTGAAGGCCCGAGTAGTGAGCCTTGCCAGTGGCGGAATCCTTCAGGATGCCGACAAACCCGTCCTTGTTGGTGAGCGTTCGAATGCAATGCCTGACGCGATGGTCTGGCAGGAGCCGCCGAGCGGCGTCCTGAAGCGAAAAACGCGCTTCGCGGGCCTGTTCTGGCGTGAACTCGGGTACAAACTCACGACGCTTGTTGTCGAACGTAAACCGTTGAATTTCCCCGGTTTTCTCGTCGACAACCTCCTTAATTCTGGCCGCGAATTTCGCAGTAGTAACAAGGGCGCCTCCGGCGGCCCGCGCTTCGCTTGCGGGACCGCCCGGATGCGCCTTTCGCACCTGGGCGCTTTCTGTTATAGAATCCACTTCAGGACCTCGACCGTCCGAGCCCCGCGAATCGTTTAGCCGGCAAGCAAACGAGCAATTCGCGGGGTTTTTTATTGCCTTGCCGTCAAGCGATCTTAACGGCTCCGTGTCGCCTATCCAACACCAAGGGCTTTGCCCTTGTCATCCCACTCTTCGCCAGAGGGTCAGAGGGCAGGGGAGAAAAGCTTTCCCCTGCCCTATGACCTAAGCTTGATCTGGTCGGAGGAGGGTCAAGGGTCGGC